GTTGGCTGGTGATGATGAGTTGTCTGTTAGGACTGAACTTGTTGGTGGCACTGGCAAATACGGGCGTCTTCTGGGTTGGCTTTACATTGGGGACGACAGTGTGTCCCTTAACGAGCAAATGATTGAGGAGGGTTATGCTCATGCATACGACGGAGGAACAAAAGATATGGATCTCGAAGCACTTAGAGAAATCCGAAGGGCACACGGCACGTTGGTGTAGAAGTGCTGTCTGTGGATCCACCCCATTTATCCCAGACTCTGAATACGGAGGGGAAAACTGCGAACTAACTTGTAACGTTAACAAAGATTAAAATGAGAAGAGAAATGATTGATGCACTTAAAGCAAGTGCTATTGGAAATATTAAAAGAGCTAAGATGAACGTCGAGGTTTATTTTAAAAGTCCTGTTGGTATTGGTGAGCACCCAGATGTTATGAGTGCTATTCAAGATCAAATTGATTTAATTGCAAAGGAACAAGAACGTATTGACGTTTTGGAAAAATACTTTGATGATATATAGATTGTAATCGCTATATCATCATGCTTGGATTTTTACTTCCACTCGCATCAAAAATTATTACAGACGCCATTTCTAAAATTCCAGAAAATGAGGAACTTGGTGAGAAAATGGTTGAGATTTGTCTTGTTATTCTTGCTAAGGCAGTTAAGTTGACTAAGACGGATATGGATGACCAACTGTTAGAAGTTGTCACCAAGGCAATTAAGACTCGCGAGGGTGAGTGATCTTATAAATATCTTTATAGAAAATCGTACTAGGAAAAAGACATGGCTCTTTGGGGAGATAGGGACAACTTTCAATCGGTAGCCGCGGGCATCGCCACGGTTGATCTGTCCAATTTTACTGTTGATATTGGTGCTGCTCCATTCACTGCTGGTGTTGGAACAATCACTCCTATTATTAAACTTGGTCTTGGCGGGACCTGTGGATTCGCTGAGATTGTTGGTGTAACTAGCACTCGTTTGGTCTCTATTGCTAATACAGATGCCATCATTCCTAATGCTGTTGGTGCTGTTGCTGGTGTTGCTTATTCTCTGACGCAAGCACCACGTTCTCTTGACGAGAATCCTGCTGCTGTGTCTCAGTCTGCTGGTTCTATTTCTAGCACAAGATATTTTGGTGTTGGTTCTACCGCAATGCCATCTTCTGATAGTGTATTTGGTCCTTCTCACTCTGGTTGGGTTGGTGTTCAGACCTATACAGATAACCATGGTAATTTTAGAGTCAAGACCGAGGTTCTAGTTGCAATGTCTGGTATTCAGACTGGTAACGAGACATTCCCGAATTATAAAGCATAATGACGCATGATATTCCGTGAATTAAATGATGACAACTTCATGCTTTTCGCAATTCGTCATTATGAAAACCCTCATTCGGTAACCAAAGAAGATTTTCTAGATGATTTAAAGCGTTTTAAGTACGTCAAAAGACTGTTAAAACGCTTTAAGAATACTGGGGTATTAAAATCACATCTTTTAGTTAATCATTTCATAATTCTCTTTAATATTTTTGGTGAAGCTACTGTTCCTCTCTTGTTTTACAAGATTGATAAAGAACTTTGGCCTACTATGAAATCTTTTTTACTATTTTTGAATAGGTTCCCTCAGACTCCTAAGAGTTACATACATGATATTCAAGTAGACCTAGAATGTTTTAGACTTCTTCAACTGGAATATGAACAAGGACAGAATTCTAACTAAAATATTGTCGTTTATCCGTGAGGAGGGTGCTCCTACGGTCAATGTTGGCAGTGGAAATATTGCCGGAACTAAGGAAGCTGGTGATGATCCACCAGTAAGAAAGAAAAAAAGATATATCTATGTCAAAGGAGTGAGGAAAACCTGGACCCCTAATAAGAATGGATAACGCGAAGGTTGCTGTTTTGGAAGAAAGACTTGGTAACTTTGAACAGTTGGTTACTCGTTTAGATTCTGCGATTGAAAAAATTGCAGAGGTAAATAATAACGTGAGTAGAATGCTTGCGGTACATGAAGAAAGAATCGGGAAACAAGAAAAGATCGACGCAGTATTGTTTGATAAAATCGACAAACTACGTGATAAAATGGACAGCGATCATGACAGCGTTACTAAACGACTTGCATTATTGGAACGGAAACTTTGGATTGGCATCGGAGCACTGGGAGCAGTATTAATAATTACTAATCCACAGTCGATGAAACTAATCAAACCATTGCTAATAGGGCAGAATAGTGCTATGATGGCACCAACAGTCGCTATCGTAGATGGATCACGTTGATGCAAAATATGTTAGTCTACTATCCTCACGACTAGAAAAATTTAAGAGGGTAAAATCAACTCTTTACAATTTTAGATGCCCAATCTGTGGCGATTCACAGAAGAATAAGAGTAAAACTAGGGGATACATCTATCAGGTAAAGACAAATACTAACTTCAAGTGTCATAATTGTGGTGCTTCGATGTCTTTCAATAACTTCTTGAAGAAGATTGATACTACTCTTCACAAAGAATATGTGATGGAGAAGTTTAAGGACGGATTTACGGGCAAGAACTTTGTTGTAGACAAACCCATTCTAAATTTTAAAGCACCGGTCTTTAAAAAGAAGAAAAAGATTAATCTGCCAAAAGCATCTACATCTCCAAGTGCTTCTGGATACTTATTGTCTAGACAACTTAACCCATCTGAGTTTTACTATGCAGAGGAGTTCAAGAAATATACTAACTCACTTAAACATACCTTTGATGATGTAAGGTATGACGAACCTCGCATCATTATTCCTTTGTTTTATAATCAAAACCTAATCGGTTTTCAGGGAAGATCTATAAAACCAAACCCTGTTAAATACATTACTGTGATGCTTGATGATGACGCACCAAAAATCTATGGACTCGATGAAATTGCCAAATCAGAACCTGTTTACATCACAGAAGGACCATTCGACAGCACGTTCATTCGCAACTCGATTGCTATGTGCGGAGCTGATCTTGATATTAGCCGCTGGGGGATTAGCAATCCTATTTGGGTCTACGATAACGAACCAAGGAACACTGAGATCGTCGGGCGTATCGGACGCACTATCGATAGAGGCGACTCCGTAGTAATCTGGCCATCTAATATTGATGATAAGGACATAAACGATATGGTCATGTGTGGACATGACGTTCAAAAACTGGTAGAATCCAACGTATATTCAGGGTTGGAAGCACAACTTAAATTCGCAACTTGGAAAAAGGTATGAGCAACGGCACAAAGGTTAAGAAGAGAGATGGTCGGATTGAATCCCTAGACCTAGACAAAATGCATATCATGGTAGATAAGGCATGTGAGGGTCTTGCAGGGGTCTCTGCGAGTCAAGTTGAGATGAAGTCTGGTATTCAGTTTTATGATGGTATTACTACTGGGGAAATTCAGGAGATTCTTGTTAGAGCTGCTTCTGACTTGATTGAACTTGATCATCCAAACTATCAATTTGTAGCAGCAAGGCTTCTACTTTTTTCTCTTAGGAAATCCCTTTATGGAAGAACGAGTAAGTTGCCAAGCTTGATTGATCATATCACACAACTTGCATATGATGGACCATATGATAAGACTATCTTCTCAAAATATTCACAGGAAGAAATTGAGAAGGTTAATAGTTTCATTGATCATGATCGGGACTACCTATTCACATACGCCGGTCTAAGGCAGGTTGTGGATAAATACCTAGTGCAAGATCGTAGCACGAACGAGGTATATGAAACACCTCAGTTCATGTATATCATGATTGCTTTAACAATCTTCCGAGATTATCCTAAGGAAACCCGTCTTTCATATGTCAGAAGGTACTACGACGCAATCAGCAAACACAAAATCAACATCCCAACGCCAATCATGGCCGGGGTACGAACTCCTCTCAGACAGTTCGCGTCTTGTGTTCTCGTTGATGTTGACGACTCCCTGGATAGTATTTTTACTTCTGACATGGCCATTGGCCGTTATGTTGCGCAAAGGGCTGGAATCGGTATCAATGCTGGAAGAATCCGTGGCATCAACAGCAGAATCCGTGGAGGAGAGGTGCAGCACACTGGCGTTGTTCCTTTCCTTAAAAAGTTTGAATCAACTGTACGATGCTGTACACAAAATGGAATCCGTGGTGGATCAGCAACGGTCCACTTCCCAATCTGGCACCAAGAAATCCAAGACATCATCGTTCTAAAAAATAATAAAGGAACAGAAGACAATCGGGTACGCAAACTTGACTACTCAATCCAAATTTCAAAACTTTTCTACGAGCGTTTCATCCAGAATGGAGAAATTAGCTTGTTCTCACCGCATGACGTACCGGGTTTGTATGATTCCTTTGGTACTGACAGGTTCGATGATCTATATGTTGCTGCTGAACGAGATGAGTCTGTTCCAAGAAAGACTATCGGAGCGCAAGAACTCTTCCTAGACATTTTGAAAGAGAGAGCAGAGACTGGTCGTTTGTATATCATGAATATCGACCATTGCAACTCTCACTCTTCATTCAAAGATAAGATTGAGATGAGTAATCTGTGTCAAGAGATCACTCTCCCCACTGTACCACTTAACCATATCGATGATGAGTTAGGTGAGATTGCTTTGTGCATTCTTTCTGCTGTTAATGTAGGAACTATTAGAAATGATGAAGAGTTGGAGAGTCTTTGTGACCTTGCAGTTCGTGGTCTGGAAGAATTAATTGATTACCAGGAGTATCCAGTGCGTGCAGCAGAGATCTGTACAAAGGCACGTAGATCGCTTGGAATCGGTTTCATTGGTCTTGCACATTATCTTGCTAAGTTGGGATATAATTACGACTCACAGGAGGCATGGGACGCAGTTCACAAACTCTCTGAGTCATTCCAATATTATCTCTTGAAAGCATCCAACGAACTTGCCAAAGAGAAAGGATGGTGTGATAACTTTGGTCGTACTAAGTATGCTGATGGCATTCTTCCAATCGATACATACAAAAAGGATGTAGATTCTATTTCAAATCCGGAGTTGCAGCATGATTGGGAGTCTCTTAGGGCATCTATCAATGAGCACGGACTCAGACACTCAACACTGTCCGCACAGATGCCTTCGGAGAGCAGTTCCGTTGTGTCAAACGCAACAAATGGAATCGAACCACCACGTGATTACTTGTCCATTAAAAAGTCCAAGAAAGGGCCTCTTAAACAGATTGTACCGCAGTATGCTACATTAAAAAATAACTACACATTGTTGTGGGAAATGCCTAACAACAACGGATATATCAACGTTGTTGCTATGATGCAGAAGTTCTTCGATCAAGCAATCAGTGGCAACTGGTCATACAATCCAGAGCACTATCCAGACAATGAAGTGCCGGTATCAGTCATGGCAAATGATCTATTAACTACATATAAGTACGGTTGGAAGACTTCCTACTATCAGAACACTCACGATCAAAAGACTGATGAAGTAGAAGACAAACCAGACACGGTGCAATCATTAATGGCAGAACTAGAAAATGCTGATGAAGGTGAATGTGAGTCCTGCGCCGTTTAGTAAACTAAATATACGACATTATAACGCAGGATTATGTCATGAGGATATTGAAGAACTGATTGATTTGTGTCAGTATGCAAAAGGTGACCCAAATAAACCAGGATTTCAATGTCCCATATTTGATGAAGATTCCAATAACATTTTAAAAGAGTTTGATAAACCCGTTGTAAAAAGGCTGGAACAATCCTTTGTCAATGCATGTCAAACTTATTGGAATATAGTTGTTGATCATAAAGTTACTGGGTGGATCTATGTTAGTTGGACTGACATGGAGAAAGATTTGTTACCCCAAGGTAAGGAAAATGAGATTTATCCCTTCTGGCACTCACACACATCTAACCATGATTGTTACAGGTTGTCTGGTGTGCTATACTTGTCTCTTCCGGATGGTGCAGAGACCACTAAATTCTCAAACAGTCCTGACCTTTCAAAAAATGATTTCTTCAACTTACCCCTCATCAAAAACGAATGGTTTATCTTTCCTTCTATGATGCCTCATTTACCTGGGGGTCCTGGGAAAACAAATAAAATGAGAATATGTGTAGCAGCAGATTACTGGATCAAATAGGGTACTAAATGGATTTCAAACTAAACGACGATAGAAAAATTGAAGGTATGACTGTCTTTAACAAGACGCCAGTTGACACTATGAAACAACCAATGTTTTTTGGTGCTCCTCTTGGTGTTCAGAGGTATGATTCATATAAGTATCCTATTTTTGAAAGGTTGACAACTCAACAACTGGGTTATTTTTGGAGACCAGAAGAGGTCTCTTTACAAAAAGATCGTGGTGATTATCAATCACTACGTCCCGAACAGAAGCATATCTTTACTTCAAACTTGAAGTATCAAGTTATGTTGGATAGTGTTCAGGGTAGAGGTCCGGGAATGGCATTCATTCCTTACTGTTCTCTGCCTGAATTGGAGGCGGCTATGACTGTGTGGGAGTTTATGGAGATGATCCATAGTCGCTCCTACACTTATATCATCAAGAATGTGTATTCAAACCCCAGTAGTGTGTTTGATACCATCCTAACAGATCAGCGTATCTTAGAACGCGCTGAGAGCGTCACAGAAGCGTATAACCTCTTTATCAAAGACGCTCAACAGTATGGTTCATCTAACGCATGGGAACATGCGCTTGACGGTGCCGGTTCTTTTAAACAAGAAAGGTATGAACTCAAACGGAAACTCTTCCGAGCAGTTGCAAATGTCAACGTTCTGGAAGGAATACGATTCTATGTTAGCTTCGCGTGCTCATTTGCATTCGGTGAGCTCAAACTCATGGAAGGATCTGCTAAAATCATATCCCTCATCGCTAGGGATGAAAACCAGCATCTAGTATTGACTCAGAATATTATTAATAACTGGGCCAAGGGTGATGACCCAGATATGAAGAAGATTTATAATGAAGAGAAGGAATGGTTATACGCTTTATATGATCGTGCAGTCAACGAAGAGAAGCGTTGGGCACAATATCTGTTCAAAGATGGCAGCATGATTGGTTTGAATGATAAACTTTTACATCAATATGTTGAATGGATTGCCAATCGTCGGTTAAAATCGATTGGACTAAAACCTGTGTATGATATTGCGGCTAAGAATAATCCACTTCCTTGGACACAACACTGGATCTCTTCTAAGGGTCTCCAAGTTGCTCCACAGGAAACTGAGGTTGAATCTTATGTTGTCGGTGGCATCAAACAGGATGTCAAGAAGAACACATTTACTGGATTCCAACTCTAATGCTAATCGAAAATGAAGAACAAGGTACATGGAGAGAAGCGTATCTCTCTTGGAAAGGTGCTATCTTATCTGAATCACAGGTACAACTGCTTACCGAAGGACCCCAGTCCCTAGCACAAGCCAATCAACTTCAAGCAATGAAGTTGGACTATGAAAAATATCATCAAAACAATCGACTGTGATGCCTAAAAATATGCTTACCAAGGACGAGATGAGAAATCGCGTCATTAAATTGAAAGACGAAGTATACGAAGAACCTGATACAGTGTGGCAAGGGGATCGAGATATGGCACATAAATATCTCGACAAAGTTTTGAATATCATTGAAGAATATAGGTATTGAGAATGAAGAAGTTCTTTATGACAACCCGTGGACGTATCAGGGTAAACCGTTTACTACTAGTGACATCGGTAAGTCTTTCGGTTTTGTCTATCGGATTACAAATCTACAATCAGGCAAACAATACATCGGCCGCAAATACTTTTGGCAACTACGAAAGCCTAGAAGTGGGGGTCGGAGAGTTACAAGTGAGAGCGACTGGAAAAAATATTACGGAAGCTCTGATGAACTTAATGAAGAACGAAAGAAGATTGGGAACTCCGCTTATAAACGAGAGATTATTTCCATACACTCCACAAAAGGAAGAGTTAATTTTGAAGAGACAAGACAACTCTTCATCAATTCTGTCCTTTCCGAAAGCTTGACAGACGGCACCCCTGCATATTATAATAGCAACATCCTGGGACGCTACTACCGTAAAGACTATCATGATTCTGGAAACAATTCTAGCACTTAGTGCAGTTGACTACGATCATCTAGCCAGAACAGTTCAAGTTGAAACTCATCTTGGTTCATTTGATGAATACTGTGTAGCAGCATCGATTATTAATCGAGTAAAATCTCCACTGTATCCTAATACTGTCGCGGATGTAGTGTATGCACCTGGACAGTATGAGGGGTTCCTATATAAAAGACCTGCTGCTAATCCAGAGGTTGTTGCAAGACTTAAAAGCAACGATAATATGTTGAAAGCTTTTGCTATTATAGGTGACAGGACTAACTTCAAAGGTCAATCACAACTTGCATATAGAGTTCCTTCTGAGGATCCTATGTGCTCCCCCAAAGGTAATTTCTATCACTATCACTGGCAATGACGTATCCAGCACCAGTTATTACACCTTATGACAATTGGTTTAGTGAACCAATTTTAACAGAAACTCAAATGGAGTATCAAAAACTAATGAAAGATCCTGGTAACATCATTGTAAATATGGACGGAGGTGTTGGTGGATCTTGGAAAGTTGAAGAACCCGACAATATCCATGAAGTGATGTATGATATGGCAACCAAGAGTGGTAAAACAACAACACAGTTAGACCCTATTGGTGCATCGGAAAACTTCCATGAACGATGATTGGCGTTATGAAGAAGAACGATTGAAGTTAAGAGAAGAAGTATTAAAAATTCTTCTCTCAAAATTTGGTGGACCGATGGAAGGATGTGTTCCCAAATATTCTACAAAATCAATCTATGAGTGTGCTCATGACTGGGTGTCACAGGGACATAAAACTTCTTTTGGAATTGTAAAGTATTTTGAGGCTTATTATGCAAAAATGGATTCTTAGTTTACTGCTATTAGCATCACCCGTAATGGCAGATCCTATTAAGGAGAATGACTATTACACTAATCATTCAATGGGGTGTATGTTACTCCAAGAATGCACAGATGATGTCAAAGAAATCACGACTCTCCTTGATATTTCTAGTAACTACTCCAATACTGCTAGTTTTACTCCTGTTTCTAACGAGTTCAACAGAATGCTCACCTCTCTCAATAGGGTCGGAGTTAAGGTGTTTCTAGCAGATGAGAAGTATTTCCCAGTAGGACATCGTGGTGTCTATCATACTGTGAGTAATAACTTCTATCTGAACAAAACATTCATGGGTCGTCCTGGCACACTGATGTCTGTGATGCGACATGAAGGATGGCACGCTGCACAAGATTGTATGGCAGGAACTATTGATAATAGTTTGATTGCTATTATTCTCCCTGAGGATCAAGTTCCTCCTATGTATCAAAACATTGTAAAAAGAACTTATATGCTTCAACCAGGTGCGATTCCTTGGGAGAAAGAAGCATACTGGGCAGGTCATACTGAGGGTATGACTATGGCAGCACTAGATGCATGTGCTGCTGGTGAGATGTGGAATGTATATACTCCTACTCCACTGACACGCGAGTATCTAGTTAAAGAAGGTTATTTATCTAAATAGATTGACTTTGCTTATGTCAAATGCCAGAGGAAATCAAAAAAGAGGATCCCAAGAAGAAAGGTATTCTTGGGAAGATGAAGGAGGCAGCAAGTGACAAAGAAGAACAGCTTGATATTCTTTCTACTTTTGTTAGGCTTGGCATCCTTGTCTGGTCTGGGGGAATACTTACGCTGGCATACATTCAGTTACCACCCGTACTCGGTATTCCAGAACAAAAACTAGATCCAACTTTTATCGCAAGTGTCTTTACCGGGGTGCTTGCGACTTTTGGTGTTCAGGCAGCAAAGAAGAATGGAAATGGAAATGGAAACGGATCTTCCAATGGTGGTATCAGTAAAGCAGATATGGAAAGATTGATTGCTGCCGCAGCACAAACTGCACCTGCACAAACTATTCGTATTGAACAAGCACCAATTCAGTTCACCACAAAAGATAGTGAACCACCTGTAAAACCTACCGTATAATCTTATGACCTTCTTTAAATGGACTGCATTAGGAGTTGGTGGTGTTGTTGCCGTAGCACACATTGGTGTTCTAGGGCATCTCATCAAACCCAATGGACCAGAATATCCAGTCATCAACTTTCCTGCGGGTGATTATTCATCGTATAAGGTAGAGGCAGATAAAGAAGGTTATAGTATAGAATATAAAGCAAACGATCCTGCTATACTTGAATCTCAAAAATCTCTATCATTAGATAAAAATAAGAAAGGATTCTTTGGTGGTGGCACAGAGAGTCGTCGTGAATGGCGTCAAGATCAATTCACTATGGATGGCACTAGAAATCTAGGAGGTGCCGTAGATGGCGAGGGAAAGTCTGCAAAAGACATAGAGTGTATCGTGGCGGACGCTGGGGCACGGAGTCAAGGTGCAATGGCAGGAAGTAGTATCGCTGCTGGTGTTGGTGTCCCTGCTGTTATTGGTATCCCATATGTTGGATGGTTAGCAGCTGGTTGGGTATCACTTTTAGGTGGTAGAGTAGGTTCCACTGTGGGTTCTACCGTTGGCAGTGTATTCAATGACTGTTAAATAGATAAAATATTATCGATCATGCAAAAATTAATCAACGTTTTAGCAATTCTTTCCTTTGCTGGCACCGCTGGTATTGTTGGTGTAGGGGCATATGTGTATACCCAAAAAGATGCCTTAATTGAGAATGCGAAGAATCAAATTGCAGCAGCTGCTGGTGAGGCGATTACAGATGTCCTTCCTGATATGATGGATTCTAGTATGCCTGAGCTCCCCGGCGCTACTGGTGGTGCTCTTCCCATGGGTGGAGGTGGACTTCCTTTCTAATGGATATCCCTGAAATTTTTATTCCGGATACGGGTATTCGTATTAGTGATATTCGTGATTTAAATATTAATGTAATGCCTGATTGGATGGTTAATCCTCCACAGGCACTACCAGTTTACCCACCCGTGACTTCACAGGTGGGTGTTCCTATTGTTAATATACCAGGCTGCGTTGAGTCTCATAGAGATAGTGGTGAGAATCAAACGCTCAAAGAAGAAGACAAAGATGGTGTTCAGACATTCTGTGATGCTGGAACACCTAGTTTTTATCCCATTGATTATGATCCAAATAAATTAGATATAACAACAGAGTCTCCTCCACCTCCACCTATCAAATCTCCTGAGGCAAAAAAAGATACTAAAACAGACACCAAAGCACCACCAGCTCCTAAAACTGATGATGCAATATCAGAGTGTCCTACAAGAGAACAACAGTTAAAGAATCCTGTCGGAAAAGTATTAGAAAATAATAAAAAGATAGTCAAGTATGAGACAGTAGGTAAAGAATGTCTCCCTGTATTTGAAAATTTAAATATACCAGATCAAATTATTG